AGGCGAGATGGATTCCAAGCAAGTGTACGTGCAAGTACCTTGTGTGGAAATGTGGGGCGAAGCATGCCCTGTGCTGGCAGAAGTACGCACCTGGTTCAAGGACAAGAGTCTTGAAGAAATGGGTCGCAAATACTGGAAGAAACGCAGTTACATCTTTCAAGGCTTTGTGCGTGAGAACCCCATGAACGAAGACAAGACACCAGAAAATCCCATCCGACGTTTCATCATCGGACCACAAATCTTTGCCACCATCAAAGGTGCGCTGATGGATCCCGAACTGGAAGAAATGCCCACAGACACCCTGCGTGGCTTGGACTTCCGTGTGTCAAAGACTGCCAAGGGTGGCTATGCTGACTACAGCACAAGCAAGTGGGCACGTAAAGAATCGGCATTGACCGAAGCTGAACAGGCTGCCATTGCCACACATGGCTTGTTTGACTTGAGCACATTCCTGCCCAAGAAGCCAGGCGATGTTGAACTCAAGGTAATCAAAGAAATGTTTGAGGCTTCAGTGGATGGACAACCTTACGACACAGAACGTTGGGGACAATACTTCCGTCCTGCAGGTGTACAAGCACCTGGTGGTGCCGGAGCCGCACATGCGGATGAAGATGCACCAGCAGTCAAGCCTGCACTCAAAGTAGCCGCACCCACTCCAGCGGCAGACAATGGTTTTGACGAAGACGATGTTCCTGTGGCAGCCGCACCAGTGGCCAAGCCTGCAGCATCGGGACAAAATGCCCAGGATATCCTGGCCATGATCCGTAGTCGTCAAGCCAAGTAATGCGGACAGCTCTGGACACAGAGCTGTTTCCTGAACTATGTGAAGTGGTAGCAATGCCACTTCACAATCAATGGGTTTATCTGATTCAGAAGAATGGAAACAGCAGTTTGCGGATTCAGCAGTCAAGAGATAATCTTGCTGTGTTTACCAATGACGAAATAAGTGCTCTCGATTATGTAGATGTGTATATCCGTAATCCCCGAGCCAGGTATGTCAGTGGAGTCAACACTTACTTGCAACATCTTCAACGCGACCACCCTGAGTTAGATTATTCAACTGCATTTTGGTTTGCACGTCGATATAAATTTTTGAATACGCATTACTTGCCACAATTTTATTGGTTAGCAAATCTCAGCAAATATTTGCATAACGATGCAAAAATACGTTTTAGAGATTTTAAAAATTTCAGTCAGATTACCAATATAAATCATGACGCATACATAACAAAACCGACACAAGATTTTGTTGAGAAACTATTTCAAAACGATCAAACAATCCAACTTTGGTTATTTTTAGATCAAATATTATTGAATCTAGCAGGGCAAGAAATGACTTGGAAACAATTACTTGACTATTATCAAATTAGGCATCCTGATATTATAAAACATGTATTGCCCCAGACTTGATCATTTTGTACGATTCAATCCTAATGGCACCGTAAGCCGTTGTGGACACATGATTCGGGCACCTGAATTTTCTTCACTAGAAGAAATGGAATCAAGCACTTGGTTACGTAATGCCAAACTAAGTTTTCACAAAGGGTTGTGGCCCAACGAATGCCAACGTTGCAAACAAACAGAACAAATCAATGGAACCAGCATAAGACTCAATGCTGTGGAGTTTGATAAAAAGCAAACGCAACAAGATTATTTGATAGTCGGCGGAGTATTGGATAATGTATGCAACAGTGCCTGTTTTTCTTGCAATGAACAGTATAGTACAAAAATTGGTAGTCTAAAGTCTAAAACATATCTTGCTGTTGATAACTCTAGCAAATTTTGGCAGTTACCATTGGATCGTGTGGTACATTTAGATATCAATGGTGGCGAACCCAGTGCCAGCAAAAATTATCGTCATCTGTTACAGAACATTCCAACTAACGTTAAATCTATCAGGATCAACACTAATTGTTCTACGGTCATACCAGAAATAAGTAATTTAGTAGATCGTAAAATTGCGGTCACTGTAACAGTCAGTCTTGACGGTATAGAAGACACACACGACCATATACGATGGCCTATTAAATGGGATAAATTTTATCAAAATTTAATGGTGTACAAGAGTCTAGGAATACAAGAATTAAATACGTGGACCACAGTCAGCGCACTGAATATTGGAGACTTTGACAACATTCTTAGATTTGTTAAAGATCACGATTTAAATCATTCTTACGCATTATTACAAGATCCGGCGGTATTAAATGTAAAATACTCAAATTCAAAGACGTTGCCGTTTAAAGATCTATTACCTGGGCAAGTGGCCGTTGACGTGAATAATCAATTGGAACTTGATGAATTTATTACGACACAAAATGTATTACGAGGAATAATATGAAATGTTATGTAATATTACCTACTGACAATATACATGTTATTTCTCAAGGCATACACAACCACTTGCAAGCACACTCGAATGTTTTAACTACAACAAACTATGGATGGCATTTTGTTGATTGTAAAAAATTGCTATCTTCTGTACCAGCATTGCTGGAATTTTTTCGTCAACTCAATTTGATTCCTAGGCATGCTGCTGTCACGGTCATAACCGACAACACTCATTTGCCCAAGCACATCGACGAACTTCCTGTTATTGCCAAAATTAACTTGCCGGTAATCAACACACAAGGATGGGCAAATCGTTGGTACCAAGGCGACAAGTTAGTTGCAGAACTATTAGATATGGATCAGCCTATAATTTTTAATTCGCAAATTGCACATAGTGTGGAAAAATTAACTGCAATAGAAATGCCAAGAGTGGTGGCAAGTTTTACCTTTTACAATGACCCAGTAGATTTACTAAAATGAAAATAGCAATAACTGGACATACCGCAGGCATAGGTCGTGCATTTGCAACTATTTTGTCCAGCCGCGGACATGATATAGTAGGACTGAGTAAACGTCACGGTGACAACATTAGAAACACACCCAAGATTGCGGAAAAAATAATACCTTGCGATTTGTTTATAAACAATGCACAAGAAGGATATGCTCAAACTGAGTTGTTGTACGCAGTATGGCAACGCTGGCAAGATCAACCAGGCAAACACATATGGTGTATTGGTACAATGATGACACAATACCCAGTAGAGCTGGAAGTGCCAGGTCACACCGATGTGGACATGAGCCAGTATCGAAATCAAAAAATTGCACTGGATGATGCTATTGTTCAACTGCGCTATAAAAAACACATGCCAATCATCACCATGATCAGACCAGGGGCAGTGGCCACACAAACTGGACAAACATCTGAGTGGCCTTACTGCGATGTTGATGCCTGGACTAACACAGTTATATCAACCATGTTGCTGGCAAATGAACAAGGCATGCGATTCAATGAACTGTCATTGTGTGCTGCCAAAACACGGATGTCACTTTAATGGATGCAAAAGAAATTCTAACCAATCGTGCATTTTGTCCAGTACCTTGGACTGGTATAATGTACAACTTTGACGGCACAGTTAAAAATTGTATTCGCAGTGCAGAACCTATTGGTAATATCCGAGACAACGATATAGAACAAATACTTGCTCAGGATTATGAGATTAAAGCAGACATGCAAGCAGGACAAAAATTCAATCGTTGCAACCCTTGTTATGATTTAGAACAAAAAGAAAATAAATTTGATATAATCAGTGATCGGGTGTTCTACCTCAAAGAACTGCGTGATGTGGATCATACATTGTATGACACCACCAACTTTGCTTTGCACACTGTGGACATACGGTGGAGCAATCTTTGTAATTTTGCCTGTGTGTATTGCAATCCAGAATTCAGTAGTAAGTGGGCCAGCGAGCGCGGTATTACCATGTTGACTCCTGTAGATCAGCAGGTTGAAAAATTCAAACAGTATATTTTTGAACGTGCGCCACAGTTGAAACATGTGTACTTGGCTGGTGGTGAGCCGCTGTTGATGAAAGAAAATTTAGAATTTTTAGAACTGCTGAAGAAGGTCAGCCCTGATGTGAGTTTACGTATCAACACCAATTTAAGCAAAGTGGACACTAGAATTTTTGAATTAATTTGCGAATTTAAGAATGTACATTGGACAGTGAGTGTGGAAAGTACGGAACAAGAATTTGAAT